ATGGCAGCGCAGCTCTTCCAGCAGTTAACGATGTAGTTTACTCTAGCAAAAGAGCTCGTAATCCAAATAAATTTACAGCTGGTTTTTATAAAATAACAGATAGAGGTAGAACTGCTTCTTTGCAAATAAACAGTCTTGGAGTTGTGCTAACAAAAAGAAATTGTTAATATAATAAAATAAAATTATGGCATATAAAGATAATATAACGGACTATGGCTTTGGTCAGTTAGGTAGTGTTTTTTTAGATATTAATAATACACAAATAAAACCTCCAACTGGAAAAGTTTTTGTTGCTATAACTTTTATTTCAGATACAGTGTTAGACAATTCAGGCGGACTAGTAGCTGACACAGAGTACACGGGCGTTGAGTTTATAGGTACGGAAGCTGCAGCCCATGATGCTGGAGCTGGTAGTGAAACAGGTGTAACAGGTTCTCAAGGACAAGTTATTGACAACTCTAATGTTTTCCCAAGGGGATTAACTATATACGGTAGATGGACAGCTATAAGAATTAAGACTGGGGAAAATGGTATACTAATAGCTTATATAGGTGATTAATGTCTTTATGCTTAGCAAATAATTTAATATGGGGTGGTAATTTTCAATCTTCTCCAACTAATATTGAAAAACTTATAGGATGGTGGGATTTTAATGATACATCAACAATTTTTACAGGAGCTATAGATTCCTTAGAGCCAGCTAATCCTTTTCTTGCAGCAAAGAGACCAATAAAAAAAGTAATAAATAAAGCTAATAGTGGAAATAAAAATTTAGGTAGATTTTTAAGAACATATGGAGATAGTGTTAGTACTGCTAATATGTACGTTCCTCAAGCTGTTAATGGTGTGCTACGATTTGCGTGCTCAAGAAGTGACGCTAGTAACTCATCTCCACTAGTTAGTTCAAGAGTAGATGGATTTGGAGGTATAACAAATGGAAACGCACTAGGTACTAGTGGTTTATTTTCTGATGCAACTATTAATAATCACAACTTAACTATTATAATTGTTATAGATTCTTTAATAACAAATGTAACAGGAGATAAAGACTCTCTAATTGGTATTGGTGCTAGAGTTGGAGGGTTTGGACAAGGAACTCCTTATGCTCCAGCTTGGAGATTATGCACAAGTGTAACAGGTGATGATTGGCAATGGTCTTCACCTAACCTAGATGGCAGTGCCTTGTTAACAAAAACAGATCTTGATACCGATATTCAGTTAACTACAAGCCTTGAAGCTTGGACAATTCAAAATGGATCAGGTTCTAATGGTGTTAAAATGTATAGAAATTTTGATACTAGTGATGGAGCTAGCACTACTATAACAAATACTGGTGCTGATGTAGGAGTTGATTTTGACATGGAAGATGGCTTTTATAGTTTAGGCGCTTTTTCTACTGATAAATTTTTTACTGGTATATACGAAGATGCTAATCACAATATAAATATATTTGAAGTTTTAATATATAATAAAAACTTAACTAACGAAGAAATGAACATTGTAGAATCTTATATAAAATATAAATATGCAATGTAAGTTAATAATTAAATAAAATAAAATAAAATGGCAAAAGAAAAAGAAATAAATATAGAAAAAGAAGAATCATTAAAAGATTTTGAAACAAGAGAAAGAGCTGAAAAAATATCTGATGAAGATTTAAAAAAGCTACAAACTCTAGTTAATCAAATAAACTCTATGCAGTTTAATATTGGTAAGTTAGAAACACAAAAACATACTGTGCTTCATAATTTATCTATGGTACAAGATAGAGTTAGTTTGTTTCAAGATAGATTAACAAAAGAATATGGAACTTTTGATGTTAATATAGCTGATGGCACAATAAACTGGCCAAAAGAAGAAGGTGATGAAAAATAATATTATTAGAAAAATTACTATAGGTAAAGATTATAAAAATGATTCTATGCACTATGCTGTAGACCAAGAGGTCTACGGCGGTCATAGAATATGTGATATAATAGAAGAAGAAAATAAGTACTGTATTTATATTAGAAAAGAAAAAGTAGTTATACCTTGGAAAGATTTTAATAAAAATATGGCTATATCCGTAGAGTATAACTTAGAATACTGATGAAACCTTACAAAGACTTTATTATATCACCAATAGGTAAAAGATATAATAACTCTACAAAAGTTGGTGACAAAGAGTTGATACTTAACACTGAGGTTTATAATCATCAATTTGTAAACAGATTAGCAAAAGTAATCGCTACTCCACTATTATTTCAATCACCTATTAACGTGGGTGATGAAGTGATAGTGCATTATAATGTTTTTAGAAGATGGCATGATGTAAAAGGTAGAGAGCGCAATAGTAGATCATACTGGGAAGATGATAAATATATTATATCACAAGATCAAATATATTTATATAAAAAACAAGAGTGGTTAGCTATGCCAGGCTACACATTAGTAAAACCTATATTAAACAAAGATAAGTTTTGTTTAGATAAAGAAGTACCAATAGTTGGTGTAGTTAAATATAGTGATAGTACTTTTGATAAAAATAACTTAGTTGGATTTAAACCAAGAGCTCATTGTGAAGAGTTTGTTAACGGTGAAAGACTTTATAGAGTTATGAATAAATTTATTACAATTAAATATGAATATAAAGGAAACGAAAAAGAATATAATCCAAGCTGGTCACAAAGCGGTTGAAGAGCTAATTAAAGTTGCTAGAGAAGAAATAGTTGATTCAGACGAGGATATATCAGCTGATAGATTAAAGAACGCTGCAGCTACAAAAAAGTTAGCTATATTCGATGCATTTGAAATACTCAATCGCATACATGAAGAAGAAAACATGCTTGATGGAAAGGTTGAAGAAAAAAAAGAAAATACATTTAAAGGCTTTGCAGAAGGTAGATCAAAATGAGTTACGAGCAAAAACTATATAAAGTAGTAGAACCAATAAAACTAAACACTTTAAAAAGGTTAAATAAATCTAAAAAGTGGGATTATGGTTACAATAAAGAAAACGATGTTGTTGTGGTATCTAAGTCTGGTATGATTGGTGAGGTACTTGATATTCAAGGATTAAAAATAGCTTTACCTAAACAACCAAAAGAAATTTATTCTTGTAGTAAAATAAAGTCAGAGCAAAAGTGGAAACAATTTCCTGCTAAACAAGAGTTTAAAAAAATCAAAACAGTATTTGACTGGCAAGTTTATCCAGACGATTTTAAACAAAAACATTATAGTTATATAGACGAAGAGTTTAAAAGAAGAGAAGAAGGGTTTTGGTTTATGAATAATGGTGAACCAACCTATATAACAGGCACGCATTATATGTATTTACAGTGGAGCAAGATAGATGTAGGCGCACCTCATTATAGAGAAGCAAATAGATTGTTCTTTATATTTTGGGAAGCTTGTAAAGCTGATAAACGAAGTTATGGTATGTGCTACCTTAAAAATAGACGTTCTGGTTTTTCTTTTATGAGTTCAGCAGAAACAGTTAATCTAGCCACACTAGCAAGTGATAGTAGATTTGGTATATTATCTAAAACCGGTGGTGATGCTAAAAAAATGTTTACAGATAAAGTCGTGCCAATAAGTTTAAACTACCCTTTCTTTTTTAAACCTATACAAGATGGTATGGATCGACCTAAATCTGAATTAGCCTATAGAGTCCCAGCTAAAAAGTTTACGCGGAAAAAAATACGTGAACGTGAAGAGATGGATGATGTTGAAGGTCTTGATACAACTATAGACTGGAAGAATACAGGTGATAATAGTTATGATGGTGAAAAGTTAAACTTATTAGTTCATGATGAAAGTGGTAAGTGGGAAAGGCCTGATAATATAAAAAATAATTGGAGAGTTACAAAAACTTGTTTACGTCTAGGTAGTAGAATAGTTGGTAAGTGCATGATGGGCTCAACTAGTAATTCATTAGAAAAAGGTGGAGATAACTTTAAAAATTTATATAATGATTCAGATGTTACCAAGCGCAATAGAAATGGACAAACTAAGTCGGGATTATATTCTTTGTTTATTCCTATGGAATGGAATTACGAAGGATTCATTGATGAATTCGGACGACCTGTATTCAGTGATCCTAAACAACGAACACTTGATCCACACGGAGTAGAAATAGACCAAGGTGTTGTAGATCATTGGAACAACGAAGCTGAAGGATTAAGAGATGACCAAGATGCTTTAAATGAATTTTATCGTCAATTTCCTAGAACAGAAGAACACGCGTTTAGAGATGAAACAAAAAATAGTTTATTTAATCTTATAAAAATATACGAGCAAATAGATTATAACGAAGGAAACAGAAACTCTTCTGTATTAACACCTGGTAATTTTCAATGGAACAATGGTGTTAAAGATACTAGAGTTAGTTTTAATCCAGATCCTAATGGTAGATTTAAAGTTAGTTGGGTTCCAAGTGGTAAATTACAAAACAACGTTATTTTAAAAAATGGCGTACGCTATCCAGGCAACGAACATATGGGAGCTTTTGGTTGTGACTCTTACGATATATCTGGAACAGTAGACAACAAAGGATCGAAAGGAGCGTTACACGGTTTAACGAAGTTTTCAATGGAAGACGCACCGGCAAACACTTTCTTTTTAGAATATATAGCTAGACCTCAAACAGCTGAGATATTTTTTGAAGATGTATTAATGTCTTTAGTTTTTTATGGCATGCCAATATTGGCTGAGAATAACAAACCAAGATTATTATATTATCTACGTAGAAGAGGTTATAGGGGTTTTAGTATGAATAGACCTGATAAAGTTTGGAACAAGTTATCAGTTGCAGAAAAAGAAGTAGGTGGAATACCAAACTCTAGTGAAGATATAAAGCAAGCACATGCTGCTGCAATTGAAATGTATATCAACGATCACGTTGGTTTATTAGAGGATGGTACTTATGGTACTATGTATTTTAATGAAACACTAAATGACTGGTCTAAATTTGATATAAACAAAAGAACAAAACATGATGCCTCTATAAGTTCTGGGTTAGCTATAATGGGATGTAATAGACATTTATACAGACCAAATCCAAAAATAAAAAAACCACCTTTAAACCTAAACATATCAAAATACAATAATAAAGGATTTCAATCAACAATAATAAAACGATAGTATGGAATATTCTCACTCATATTTCCCTTCACAGGCGGTTAGTGACCTAGAAAAGTTAAGCGAAGAGTACGGTTTAAAAGTAGCAAAAGCTATAAGACAAGAATGGTTTGGTGATACAGCTAGTAAATACAATACTAATCTAAATAACTTTCACAAATTAAGGCTATACGCCAGAGGTGAACAGCCAGTAGAAAAATATAAAAATGAATTATCAATAAACGGTGATTTATCTTATTTAAATCTAGATTGGAAACCTGTACCTATAGTATCTAAATTTGTAGATATAGTAGTTAATGGTATGGCTCAAAGATCTTATGAAGTAAACGCTTTTGCTCAAGATCAATTTGGCGTTAGTAAAAGAACTGAGTATATGGAGTCTGTACTTAGAGATATGAGGTCAAAAGAGTTTAATGACGCTGCTAAAGCTAGTTTTGATGTTGATCTATATGAAAACGATCCTGAAATATTGCCAGATACAGAAGAAGAACTAGCATTACATATGCAACTTAATTACAAACAAGCTATTGAGCTAGCTGAAGAACAAGCTATAAATACTATGCTTGAGGCTAGTGATTATGATTTAGTGAGAAGAAGATGTTTATATGATTTAACAACAATTGGTATAGCTGCTACAAAAACTACATTTGATTTTGCTGATGGTGCAAAAGCAAAATATGTTGATCCAGCTAATTTAGTTTATTCATATACTGAATCACCTTATTTTGAAGATATATATTACGTTGGTGAAATAAAAGAAATACCTATTAACGAACTTGTTAAAGAGTTTGAACATTTAACTGAAGAAGAAATAAAGGAAATAGCAGATACTTCTAACCATTTAAATCAAGGTAGATCTGGTTATAGGTCTAATTTAGATAAAAATAAAGTTCAAGTTTTATACTTTAATTATAAAACACACATGAATAATGTTTACAAACTAAAGACGATGGGTAGTGGTGGAGAAAAAGTTATAGAAAAAGATGATACATTTAATCCACCTGAAAGTATGGATGGTGAATTTAAAAGATTAGAAAGAGTTGTAGAAACTCTTTATGAAGGCGTTTACATATTAGGCGCTAATAAAATATTAAAGTGGGGCATGGCTGACAATATGATGAGATCTGATTCTGATTTTAAAACTGTTAAAATGAATTATCAGATAGTTGCACCAAGAATGTACGAGGGTAGAATAGAATCTTTAGTTGGAAGAATAACTGGTTTTGCTGATATGATACAGTTAACACATTTAAAGCTACAGCAAGTTATGGCGCGTATGGTTCCTGATGGTGTATACTTAGATGTTGATGGCTTAGCAGAGGTTGATCTTGGTAATGGAACAAACTATAATCCACAAGAAGCTTTAAATATGTTCTTCCAAACTGGTAGTGTTATTGGTAGAAGTTTTACTTCAGAAGGTGATATGAATCCTGGTAAAGTTCCAATACAACAAATACAAAGTGGAGCTAATAGTAATAAGATACAAAGCTTAATAACAGCTTATAATTATTATTTGCAAATGATAAGAGATGTAACCGGGTTAAACGAAGCAAGAGATGGTAGCATGCCAGATGCAAATGCCTTGGTCGGTGTGCAGAAATTAGCAGCTGCAAACTCTAATACAGCAACTAGACACGTGTTGCAATCAATGTTATACTTAACGGCCGAAGTTGCTGAGTGTTTATCGCTTAGAGTTTCTGATATTATAGAATACTCTCCAACAAAAGATGCTTTTGTAAATGCCATTGGAGCTCACAACGTAGCTACATTAGAAGAAGTAAAAAACTTACATTTATATGATTTTGGTATATTCATAGAACTGTTACCAGATGATGAAGAAAAAGCTATATTAGAAAATAACATACAAGTTGCACTAGCACAAAAAACAATAGATCTAGATGATGCTATTGATTTAAGAGAAATAAGAAGTGTAAAACTAGCCAACCAACTACTTAAAGTTAAAAGAAAAAGAAAAATGGCTAGAGATCAACAAATCCAACAACAAAATATACAAGCGCAAGCGCAAGCAAATGCACAACAACAACAAGCTGCTGCTCAAATGGAGGTACAAAAGACTCAAGCTAAAACTCAAGCTGAAATGCAATTGGAAGAAACTAAAGGTCAATTAAAAGCTAAATATTTATCACAGGAAGTTCAAGCTAAAAAAGAACTTATGCAGTTTGAGTTTGATTTAAACTCTAGAATGAAAGGCGTAGAAATGGTTGTTAACAGAGATAACGAGTTGATGAGAGAAGATAGAAGAGACAATAGAGTTAACATACAGGCTGATAGACAAAAAGAAATGATAGACCAAAAAATCAAGGGTGATTCTCTTAATAATCCTGAGTCACCAGGTGATGATATACTAACGAGGGGTGCAGGATTAAACCTGTAGTTTCTTAATTTTTAATATTTTATAAAATTTTATTATGGCAGAAGAAAATAAAGAAGTGATTGAAGAAATTACTGAAGAAAAAGTAGAACAACCAGTAGAAGAGGTTGTCGAACAAGTAGATGAATCTAAGTTTGAAAGCGCTGGTGATCCAGATGTTATTAAAATAGATTTAAGTAATCCACCGGCAGATCAAACTGAAGAAGTTAAAGAAGAAAAAACTGAAGAGGTTGTAGAGGAAATTAAAGAAGAAGTTGAAGAAAAACAACCTGAAGTTGTAGTTGAAGAAATAACTGAAGAAAAAACTACTGAAGAACCAGTTAGTGCTGTTGAAGAAGTAGTAGAAGAAAAACAAAGCTCTCCAGAAAGCATACAGAAGTTATTAGACTTTATGGAAGAAACTGGAGGTGATTTACAAGACTACGTAAATTTAAACAGAGATATTTCTAAAATGGATAACTCTGATATACTAGACGAATATTATAGAGCTACTAAATCTCACTTATCAGCTGAAGAAAGAGGATTTTTATTAGAAGATACTTTTGGTTATAACGAAGATGAAGACGATGCTAAGACTATTCGTAAAAAGAAAATAGCCCTCAAAGAGCAAGTTGCCGAGGCTAAAGCCTACTTAGACAGGCAAAAGTCTAAATACTATGAAGAAATTAAGTCTGGTGTTAAACTCACTAATGAGCAACAAGAGGCTATTAATTTTTTTAATAGATACAACAAAGAGAATCAAGAGCAAATTAAACTATCTGAAGCAAGTAAAAAATCTTTTGAACAAAAAACTAATAATTTATTTAATGACAAATTCAAAGGTTTTGAATATAATGTCGGTGATAAAAGATTTAGATTTAACGTTAAAGATATGAATAAAGTTAAAACAACACAAAGCGATCTTAATAATTTTATCAACAAGTTTGTTGGTGAAGATAAATCAACTATTGAGGACGCTGCTGGTTATCACAAATCTTTATTTACGGCCATGAACCCAGATGTTATCGCCAAGCACTTTTATGAGCAAGGCATGGCAGACGCGATTAAAGGTCAAGTTGCTAAAGATAAAAATATAAACACTGAACCACGAAAAACTTATGGCGAAGCTAATGTTGGTGGAGTTAAGTATAGAGTGCTAGGTGATAATGCTAATGATTTCAAGTTTAAAGTTAAAAGAAAAAAATAACAATTTAAAATAAATTAATTATGGCAATTTCAAATCCGGGACCTGGTCATTCGGGAACCGCTGGTAGTTTGAATAGTGTACCTGCTTCTAAAAAAGCAACGTTATCTTCAAACTATATAGATTTTACAAGTGGCGCTGGTAACGACTGGGGTCAACAATACCTGCCTGACTTAATGGAAAAAGAGGCTGAAGTTTTCGGTAACAGAACAATATCAGGGTTTTTGGCACAAGTCGGAGCAGAAGAATCAATGTCTTCAGATCAAGTAGTTTGGTCTGAGCAAGGTAGATTACATCTATCATATACTGGTACTTATGATACTGATGAGAATTTATTTGTAGTTCAAAAAGATATTGATGGCAACACTATTTCAGGTGGTGAAGATGGTATTAGAATTAACGACATGGTTATAGTAGCTACGTCTCAAGGTGCTTTTAAAGGCTTTGTTTCAGCAAGACCAACAAATGCTAATGTTACTGTTCTTCCTTATGAAAGAGAAGAAATTGATGACGCTCCAGCATTTACTGATAATGGCGCTGAGGCTGCAACTATACTAGTTATAGGCTCTGAGTTTGGTAAAGGTAAAACTGGTCAAGGTGGAACAAGTTCTGCTACAGACGGTTATGGCAATGTAAAACCAACTCACACTTCATTTAGTAACAAGCCAATTATTATTAAAGATTACTACGAAGTTTCAGGATCTGATGCTTCTCAAATTGGTTGGGTTGAAGTAACTGGTGAAGCTGGACAAGGTGGATATCTTTGGTATTTAAAAGCTGAAGGTGATACTCGATCTAGATTTACTGATTATTTAGAAATGACAATGTTAGAAGCTGTTAATGGTGTTAACACTGCTAATAACGCAGACGCGGCTATCAACGGTGCAGATGTAAGTTTTGGTAGTGAAGGTTTATTTGCTGCTATTGAAACTCGTGGTAATATTACTACTGGTGTAACAGGAGTTAATGCTGCTACTGATTTAGCAGAGTTTGATGCTATCTTAGCTGAGTTTGATAATCAAGGTGCTATTGAAGAAAACATGATGTTTGTAAATAGAGGAACTTCTCTAGCTATTGACGACATGCTTGCTTCAATGAATTCTTACGGAGCTGGAGGTACTTCTTACGGAGTATTTGACAACGACGAAGATATGGCTTTAAATTTAGGTTTCTCAGGTTTCCGAAGAGGTTCTTACGACTTCTACAAATCAGACTTTAGATACTTAAATGATAAAGCAACAAGAGGTAGTATTAATTCTAGAAATGCAGTTGATCCTATAAGAGGTGTAATTGTACCAGCTGGTGTTAGTACTGTTTATGACCAACAACTAGGAAAGAACTTAAAAAGACCTTTCTTACATGTTCGTTTTAGAGCGTCTGCTACTGAAGATCGAAGAATGAAAACGTGGACTACTGGTTCAGTAGGAGCTGTTACTTCTGATCTTGATGCGATGCAAGTTCACTACTTATCAGAAAGATGTTTAGTTACTCAAGGTGCTAACAACTTTATGTTAATGAAGTAAGACTATTTATTTATAAGGGCGGTCTAGTATCGCCCTTATATTTTTATTAATTATATTATATATTATATTATGGCAAAGAAAAAAGTAACTAAGGTTGAAGAACCTGTAGTTGAGGAAACAGTGGTTGTAAAAGAACAACCCAAGGTTGAAGCTCCTAAACAAAAAGCTAAAGATAGTTGGGAAATAAAAGATAGAACTTATTTTTTAAAAGGTGGTAAAAAACCTTTAACTTATATAATGAAGTCAGCTAATATACATTGGTTCGACGAAGAAAAAGGTTATGAAAGAGAATTAAAATATTGTTCTAATCAAAAGACCTGCTTTGTTGATGAGATGAAAGGAGACCAAAGGATGGAACACATTATATTTAGAGCTGGTGTTTTAATTGTACCAAGAAATAAAACAGTTTTGCAAAAATTATTATCTTTATACCATCCACACGGAGATAAACTTTATAAAGAGTGGAAGCCTGAAGTACAAGCTATGAGTGAAGTTGATGAGTTAGAGTTAGAAATCGAAGCTTTAAACGCTGCTCAAAGTTTAGACATAGACATGGTTGAAGCTGTTATGAGAGTTGAAGTTGGCTCTAGAGTTTCAGATATGAGTTCTAAAGAGCTTAAAAGAGATTTACTATTATATGCTAAGAAAAACCCAGGTTTATTCTTAGAGTTAGTAAATGATGAAAACGTAATGTTAAGAAATTTTGGTATCAGAGCAACGGAGCTTGGTATTATAAAACTATCACAAGATCAAAGAACTTTTAGTTGGGGATCTAACGATAGAAAATTAATGACAGTTCCTTTTGATGAGCATCCATATTCAGCATTAGCTGCTTGGTTTAAAACAGACGAGGGTATGGAGATATACTCAAACGTTGAAAAGAGATTAAACTAATAAAGTTAATCTTTATATATATAGCCACTCATTTTGGGTGGCTATATTTATTTAGGTAGTAACCTTTCACTTTATTATGTAACTATAATATGGTAAAATATATTTAATTATGAACAAATCAAAAGGCTTAGGAGATTCAATAGAAAAGTTCACCGCTATGACAGGTATAAAGTCCTTCGCTCATGTGGCAACTAGAGCTATGGGTATTAAAGATTGTGGGTGTAATAAAAGAAAAAATTATCTAAATAAAAAGTTTCCATATAAAAAATAATTATAATGATTAGTGTAGACACTGTATATCAAAAAGTATTAGCAATGGCTAACAAAGAACAAAGGGGTTATATAACACCTCAAGAGTTTAACTTGTTTGCTGATAAAGTGCAAATGGAAATATTTGAAAATTATTTTCATGATTTAAAAACTGCTTACTACAAGGTTAAAAACGAAAATTCATATAGCGATGAAATAAGTATGCTGTATGAAAAGCTACAATTTTTTAAACAGGAAGGCCAGGGTAATACATATACAGCTTTAACTGGAACTGAGGTTTTTAATACTGATCTTGTAACACCTACTATATATAGGTTAGACACTTTATCGTGTCATGAGTTAGATGAAAGTGGCAATATAACAAATAGTAGAGAGTTTACAGAGTTAAATAAAAAAGAAATAACACAAGCTTTAAGAAATCCACTAACAACTCCAACTAGTGATAGACCTGTATTTGTAAGAGAATCAGATGTAAACTCTGGTTTAACAACTAATAGACTAAGATTATACCCGACCTTTGTATCAGACTCTAATATAACTATAAGTTATTGGAGAAGACCTCAAGCTCCACGTTGGGCTTTTGTAGTTGTTAATGGTCAAGCTTTATTTAATGCTGGAAACGCTAATAACTTTGAACTACATCCTGCAGAAGAAGAACAACTAGTGACTAGAATATTAGCTATATCAGGTATAGCCATGACAAACATGGAGTTAGCTCAAGTAGCTACGGTTGACGAGGGAAATATTAGACAAAAACAAAATGATTAATTATGGGATTATTAGATAACCAAACTCAACAGTCTTATTACACCGGAAGTGATTTTGGTAATTATCAATTCGTAACTATTGATAGCATAATAAATGCTTTTTTATTAGTTTATGTAGGTGAAGATAAAATAATACCAAAAGTAAATAGAACCGACGTGCAGTTTCACGCTATGCGAGCTATACAAGAATTATCTTACGATGTTTTTCGTTCGGTTAAATCACAAGAAATAGAGGTTCCAGCAACTTTAACAATGGTGCTACCCCAAGACTATGTTAACTACGTTAAGTTAGTTAGGTTGGATAGTAATGGTATTGAAAGAGTTTTGTATCCAACTAGAAACACATCTAATCCATTTGCTATAACTCAAGATGCAGATGGTGTTTATCAATTTACAGATAACATTATAACTGAGCAAACACCTAGTAATACATCTCAACAATTTAACGATCAAGTACAAGTTGATCCGTACATAAATGATACTAATGATTTAGAAATAGATAATAGAGGTAGAAGATACGGCTTAGATCCAGAAAGAGCTCAATCTAATGGTACTTTTTTTATCGATTATTTAAGAGGTAGAATACATTTTGGCTCCTCTTTAGCTGGTCAAACAATAACACTAAGGTATATAAGCGATGGTTTAGGCACAGACTCAGAAATGGTTGTACATAAGTTTTGTGAAGAAGCTTGCTACAAGCATATAGCTTATGCTATACTATCTACAAGATCTAATATACCACCATTTATAATACAACGATATAAAAAAGAAAGATTTGCTGAAACTAGAAAAGCTAAAATAAGATTATCTAATATCAAGATAGAAGAATTTACTCAAGTACTTAAAGGTTTAAGTAAGCCAATAAAATAGAATTATGCCAGATATTAAACGCACTTTTCTAAGAGGAAGAATGAATAAAGACCTTGATGAAAGGATTGTTCCCAACGGAGAATATAGACATGCTGTTAACGTACAGGTTAACACCACTGATCAAAGTACTGATGGTGGTGCGGCTGGTACTGTTCAAAATATAAAAGGTAATTTTGAAATAGGTCTTAGTTACTATGAAGCTTGGATGAACGGATCTGCTCCTTCTACTCTTGAGGAATTTCAAGCTTTTGGAAACTCAATGCTACCAAGGTGTGTGGCTAGTGTTGCTGATGAAAAGAATAATAAAGCATATTTCTTTTTTGCCACATCTATAGTTAGTCCTGTATATTCAAATTTTAACACAAACAGTTCGAACGAAAGGTGTTATGTTGATTGCATAATAGAACAAAATACAAATGGAATAACAACTCCTGTTGTTGTAGACAAGTTTGCAATTGTAGACACTTTATCTTCTGTAATAGGTAGTAATTGGACAGCTAGTTTTGCTTTAACAGATTTATCTACTAACTGGTCTACTATACCAGTTGTTGATGGTAGTAAGTTTAGAGTTGGTATGGAGCTTCAGTTTTTAAACACTGAAGGGACAAATGTTTTAACTGAGCCTGTTAAAATAAAAGCAATAGATGGAAACACACTACTTTTACAGCAGCCTCAAGATATAAATATATTTACAGCTGGAGCGGTTTGGATACTAGGTCAAGCTCCAAGAGTTTTAAACTTTACACCTGGATCTATAGGTTTAGTTGATACTCAAGCGGCACCTTTGCCAAATGTAATTACAGGTGTAAATATTATAGATGATTTATTGTTTTGGACTGATAGTTATAGTGAGCCTAAAAAAATAAACATAAAAAGATGTAAAGCTGGTACTGATATAGGTAATACCTCTGACCTAACAACACATACAAAACTATATGTAGAAAACAAAGAAGGACAATTAGTAGATGCTGCTACAGTATCTAATATATTAGACTCTAGCTCAGTAAACGCTACAACTGGTTTACAACAAAATGGCGGTGGAATAAATAGTGATTTAAAAGAAGAACATATAACTGTTATTCGTAAAGCACCAAGATACGCGCCAACACTTCACATGAACACTTCTGATAGACCTGGAACTATAGATATACCGTTTCAATTTCAATTTGTTAACTCAAGCAGTAACACCACTATAGATATATCAGAAACGTTTTTAATTCAAAGCGATAATTTTTTAGATACTAATTTTAGAATAAATGATATACTTCAAGTTGATAGAACAAGCACTGTTCCTCTTCAATTTAAAGTAAAATTTATTTCTTATTTAAACTCAAATAGTGTTGAAGTTTTAGAACCAACTGATATTATTAAAATAGAAATAATTCAAGCTGCAACTTTACAACCTGTTGATCAATTTTTTACTATTAGTGTTGAAAAGAAAAAACCTTTATTTGAATTAAAATTAGTTAGATTTGGTTATAGGTATAAATATGAAGATAGTGAGTACTCTAGTTTTTCTCCGTTTTCTGAGGTAGCTTTTTTACCGGGAGCTTTTGATTACACTCCTGGCACAGCTCATAATTTAGGTATGATAAATACCGTTAGAGAGCTTATTATTAAAGATTTTATACCTTATACTATACCTTTAGATGTTAGTGAAGTAGATATACTTTACAAAACAACTGACAACGCTAATGTATACGTTGTTGAAACTGTAAAGAAAAATAAAGATTCCGAGTGGGAGATGTTTACTCCAGATGGTAACTCTACTACGGTTGATATACAAACCGGTCAACTATCTGTAACATCTGAAATGATACATAGAGTTTTACCAGAAAATCAAACACTAAGAACATGGGATAACGTGCCTAGATATGCGTTAGCTCAAGAAATAACTGGTAATAGATTAATATACGCTAACTATACTCAAGGTTACGATATAAAAGATCCTGTAAACTTAAAGCAAAGCGTACTAAGTGAAACCATAACTAGTGTTAGTGATCCTAAGAAATCTTTAAAAACAATAAGAGATTATAAAATAGGTATGGTTTTTGGAGATACTTATGGTAGAGAAACTCCTGTTATAACATCAGGCTACACTACTATAGATAATTCTGACGAAGGTTACTCTTCTATAACCGGTGATATATCAATACCTAAAACACTATCAAATAAAAAAAATAGTTTTGTTGTATCTCAAACCTGGGGTGATCCTAATGTTAGTGCCACACCACCTTTGTCTCACGAAGGGGGTTGGATTGACTATGTTAAGTACTATATAAAGGAAACTTCTTCTGAATATTATAATTTAATATTAGATAGATTTTATGAGTCTGGCGATCACGGTACTGTTTGGCTTTCTTTTAACTCAGCAGATAGAAATAAAATTGATGAAGAAACACATTTAATACTTAAAAATAGACACGGCTCCAATCAAGCTGTGCTAGAAGATGCTAGATATAAAGTTATAGCAATAGAAAATGAAGCGCCTACTTTCATTAAAAAAGCTTCAGTTTTTCATGGCGACCTAATATTAACGTATACAAACACTTCGTATACTTCATCGTACGAAAGCATGTTTGAAACTAGTGGTCAGTCTCCTACAGGTTTATATGGAGATGGTATTACTAATGGTACATCTAGCGTCCCGTGTTGTCACAGTCCAGCTACGCATCTTTGGATACAAAGGCAATCTTGGCCATTTGGTACTTGGGACAACAGTGAGCAAACAGAAGTTTTTACAGATGTAAGCTTTCCGGATCAAAGAATAAAATTTAGAATAGTAGGTAGAAACTCAACAGACTTTAATTTTAGTTTAAAAACAGGTTACAGATATATAAACTCAGCTACTTGGGATTATCTTTATAGTGGCAACACTGTAAATGCAAATTCTGGTGTTAGTCTGCAGTGGGCAATACCTTTTGAGCAACAAGAGGTAGATTTTTTAAGTGCATTCACAGCTCTATACAATGATGGACAGGTTGGATATAATCCAGCTAATTTAGAATATGTTATAGAGTTTTATGCTGAAGAAAATATTGCTGGTAGACCAGAGTTTGATGGAAAGTTTTTCGTTAAAATTAAAAAAGATATTGCATTCATAAGTAACGTAGAAACTAATTTAGCGGCTGACTTTGAATTAGTACCAGCAGCTGGTGCTAGTTATAAACTTCATTATATAGAATCTAAAGAAGAAAACCAAGCCGCTAACTCTAGTGGAGTTGGAACTAATTTTGCTACAGATATACAAGTACAAAGTAACGCAGATTTTGATAGCACAACATCTGATGGTACAGCTTGGTTTGGTGGTGCTTTTGCTAATGCTGTACCCGCTGGTGAAGATGAATTGTTTGATAACGCATCTTTCTATTTAAGTTTTGACGGTACTGACATGGCAGATCCAACTGGACCTGTGGTTGGTAGTGATGGTGGCAATCCTATAGATCTTAGTGTGTATGACGCCTCTTATAATGTAGCGGCAGATTCTGTATCTACGCTTGGTCAGAACCTTGTAGATTTTCTAAACTTTATACAAAATACTGACAATACTTATAACTACGGTCTTCCAAATCTGTATGGTTCAAGCTTTAACATATCAAGTAATAGTTTTGAATATCCAACAGTTGAAGTTTGGAATGGATACCCCACGCCTGGAACACCAGACGCTGATGCAACTCAGTTTAGTCCTTTTGGTTCTTGTTCTGAAAACTACAACGATATGACTTATGATTTTTGGTCTAACGTTTACACTAGCTACGAAACAACAATACCAACAGTTGGTCATGGTGATGTAAATCCAGAAACAGGTTTAACAGGACCTGTTTTTCTAGATTCTGTCAATATGGCTAGAATGATGATAACAGAGGGTCCTCACTTTAGTCAAATAGCTTCACCATCAGCACCAAGTACAACTGGTCCTCACGGTGTACATGAAGGTGGATTTAATGAATACAACAAGTATTGGAAACCAATAAATGCTTTTCACAAGGGACACTCAATGGTTAGCGGTCAGACAGGTGCTAGTGAAGGGACGGTTGGCTCAATGTGCATATCTTACTCTGGTAGTCCAGACGCGCTGTATATGCCTCAGTTGTTTTCAGATCTTAGGCAGAGTGGAACTTATTTTAAATTTGATGATGATCCAAGTAACATATATGTTACACTTGGCGTTATACACTCTAGTGATGGTTGGTTAGATTCTGGAGGCGAAGGTTTTTATCAATATAACTATAGAGGCATAAGGTCTTCAGAGGCTCTTATTAATCTTGACGTTACTCAAGCTAGTTTTTTAAATTACTTTGAATCTCTAGGTTCAGCCGGTGATATAACAATTCCAGGTATTAATGAGTTTGATTTATTTGCAAGCTCACTTGTTAATTTACAAACGTCCAATGGACAAATTACCGGTGTTTCTTTTGACGTGTCTCCAAGTGCAGTGGGTGTAAATTATTTTGACTCTGCTAATTGTGATGTTTATCCTACTATCAATGTTGTTGAAGGTGAAGTTACTGGTGGTTTTAGCCAAACAAAATGCTTAGTTCGTCATACACAATGGGTTGAGTTTAGAAAAATTAACGATTCATTTGGTCCATCTGAAGAAGGTTTAGATTTAGATAGTTTTGATCCAAGATCTAAAATGCATCACGATGGTAGAGACTCTGTTGGAGTAACTATACTTTTAAAATCACAAACTGATATTGATTACACTCAACTAGACAATTATGGAACGAGCTTAGTTCAAAAAGGAGCTTGCTTTGAAACAGAACCTAAAGAAAGTGTAGATTTAGATTTATATTATGAAGCTTCTACAGCTATACCAATGGTGTTAAATGAAAACAATGCTTTCGATTTTGCACCAATAAACTCAAAGGTTACTGTATCTAGAGCAACACTTACTAACGCTAATGGAACTGTTTTAAACACTGTTGAACCTATAGGAGTAAAAGATGTTAAAGTTAATAATATACACTTTAGTAATGAAGAAACAGAGCAAGCTATAATATCTATAGTTTCATCAAAACCTATTACATCAACAGGAGATGAAAATGATTTTTTAGAATCTTTACACAAAAGAGGTATTTTAATTGGTGACACCATACAATTTGAACACAATAATGGTTTAAAAACCTCTGCTATTGTGAAAAGTTTTTGGGAACCAATTGATCCAGCAACATACAGTTCAGAAACTTTTAACGCTTTAACTACTACAGATAATACAACTGGTGTTAATAGTGGTCCTAAGGCTTTTAAACAGGTTACAGCTACTGCTAATATTGTTTTTTGTACTTTTGAACTTCAAGAAGGCTATGGTGTTGTTACAACATCATCTGATGCGGTTATCCCATTAAATTCAAAAGTAAGCCAAATAGCTTTTGAAGATACTAGTGGAGTTCAAAGTTTATTTAATGTTCAAGGAGACGTGGAGTTAGTAAGCATAACAGACGACACCGTAAACGCTGGTAATAGTATTTTAACCTTTGGAACTAATAATGTAGTTATTGACAATACTTGGATAACAAATGCATCAGACGTTGCTACAGATTTAGCTATAGTAACTGGAGAAGTTTTTGGATTAGTATTTCAATCTGCAACTGGTTATTACGGTATAGATATAAACGTTTATAATAACGACGTTAACTTAAGTTGGAATAATTGTTATTCATTTGGCAATGGAGTAGAGTCTGATAGAATAAGAGATGATTTTAATGCACCTCAGCTAGATAATGGTGTTAAAGCTTCTACAACATTTTCAGGTTATAAAGAAGAAAATATAAGCAGTGGTATTATATACTCAGGTATATACAACTCAACATCTGAAGTAAATGATCTAAATGAGTTTAATCAAGCTGAAAATATAACTAAAAATTTAAACCCTTCTTACGGAGCTATACAAGCTTTAAAAACAAGAGATACTGATGTTGTGGTTTTTACAGAAGACAAGGTGTTAAAAGTTTTATCAAATAAAGATGCTGTTTTTAATGCCGATGGAACATCAGGTTTAACAGCTACTAGGCAGGTCTTAGGCACGGCAATTCCTTTTGTAGGTGATTATGGTATATCACAAAATCCAGAATCTTTAGCCTCAGATCAATACAGATTATACTTTACTGATAGAGCTAGAGGAGCTGTTCTTAGATTATCAAGAGATGGTTTAACGCCCATATCAAGTGTTGGTATGAAAGAGTGGTTTAGGGAAAACATGAGAACATCTAATAAGCTATTAGGTTCTTTTGATGTTGTATCTGGCGAATATAACTTAACAATAAATTATGAACCTGGTGATTCTGCAAATTCAGATACCACAGTTTCTTTTAATGAAGCTAGTAAAGGTTGGGTTAGTTTTAAATCTTTTATACCAACTCAAGGTGTATCTGTAGATGGTAGATACATAACTACAAGTGGATACAAGATATATAAACACCATTCTGATTTTAATAACTCTAATATCGCTGTAGATAGAAATAATTTTTATGGAGTATATGTTGAATCAGAAATACACACTATATTTAACGATGCACCTGGTAATGTAAAATCTTTTAAGTACATGAGCTACGAGGGTTCTCAAGCTAAAATAACACCTTTGACACCTGACAGTCTAGCTTCTGCTTATGAGTATTACACTGGTAACTTAACGCTTGATGCAAGTGGAAATGTTGTGTCAGCTGAAGTTGGTGCTGTTAGTTTTAATAACTTTGGATATCAAAGTATACAAGAAAAAGATGGATGGTGGTGTGATGATATTCAAACAGATTTACAAGCGGGTAATATAAGTTATTTTAAAGATAA